GAGCTGGTTCGCCCAGATCTCACTACGGACAAGTAGGGCAGAGTTACTTGTATTCATTGCCATTTTTTACTTCTCCAAAAAGTAGTTAAGATTAGGAATAGAACTTGTCACCTAATGCTTCTCTAGCTCGCAACATACCTAACTGCATAGACTTATCATTGATGAACTTACGTCCACCCATAGCTCTACGCTGTTCGTCATACCAAGACTTAGTTTTATGTCCGTCAACTTCTGATACTGTGTCAGACGTATATCCGTCAGTATTGGCATGAGGCAAGTCACTAGCAGATGCACCAGATGACTGCTTTTGGATACCTCCACTTATCAAGTTAGCAAAGCCGATAGTCGTTTCTTCACTCAGTGACCACAGCGTTTCAGGAACCATCCCAAGGGATGCTGCCTTCTCTGCTATGAACGCATCTACTGCGCTCTCGTCACCGTCTAGTTGTTCTAGCACAAGCTTCTTCGCGTCGGCACGGTTCGCTGCACGGGTCCGTTCAGCGTCCCTCCGCTCAATAGTTTCAGTAATCCTACGTTGAAGATCTTCATCACTCAAGGGGTCACTGGTGAGTTCAGAATCTTTATTTTGGGCTTTGATAGCTTCCATCACATCCATGATAGTAGTCCGACTACTTTGCTCCTTACGGAGTTCAGCGTTCTCACTCTTCAAAGTATCTATGAATGAGTCGGCTTCAAGCCTAGACTTCGCCAGTTCTTCCAGAGTGGCGTACTTCTTACCCGAACCTACGAGTGCTGCTACCAGCGACTCGTTGTTTGAACCTTGGTCTTGGTTCTCTTCAGACATTGGTCATGTCTCCTTTAATCAATTTAAGATATCGCCGTAACGCTTTACGCTCGGCAGCAGCGGCGATGGTCTCTCGCTCCCAAGCTGGATTTGCAAAGTCTTCCGATACTTCGTAAGTCTTAGCGATATCCTCTTTAATAATTCTTGCTAACCTCTCTCGTACTATAGAGCTGTTGCGTATAATCTGCTCAGTTTCAGCAGCCTGTTCTTTAGAGAGTTTAGGATCGCCCGGAACCCGATCTTCTTTGAACCATCGGGAGTCAAGTTTACGATCACTCACTCAATAACCTCATCAATAAAAAATCCCGTCCATGCTCCTGCTATATTCACATTAGTACCTACGACAGTCCCTTGCACTCGGATTTCTTGTTTTTCTGGTACTGTGAGCATAAGTTCTGCGTTTACTTGAGTCTGATAACAGTCAGTGGTATAGCGTGTGCGCCAAGCTGGATCTCCGTTAGACCCTCTAGTTTGGATGCGGAATGTTAAATCAGCTGAAGGCATTCTACCTGCTACAACACAAAGATCTGTAATCAGCAGTGTTTTACCCGCAGGTACTGTATCCATTAATTGGAGCGTTTGCCCTTCTGCTGGCCCAATAGTAGCTTGTACATCCCCACCAATCGACATAGAAATAGTACCAACATTTACTTCGTTAGAACCAGCAGTAAGATTGAAAGCCCGTGAAACTCTGAAGAACTCTTTTGTGGTATTTACAGTAGAAGTACCATCCATTGTTACCGTTTCACTGATCTCTGCATAATCTTCATCCAGACCATCAATTTGAATTGTTCGTGCTCCAGTACCAGCTGAGTCATCAGCAGTACTATCAGACACTACTGCTACTACAGCTGCTGATGTAGGCAGTGTACGTACTCCACCTTGCATCCACACATCTTCAGTTCCAGTGTCAATATCTGGATTGCGTCCAAACTTTCGTGTGTGCTCCCACCCTCGGAATGCGTTCAGCTTAACCATTGCACGAGGTTCTTGAAGCGGTACTAGGTTTGGATCTACGGGTATTGCTCTACTAGCCATTATAGCTCTCCTGCTGCCATAGCTGCTTCTTCCATATCAGCCATCTCATTAAATACTTGTTGCCTACCAGCTACTTCTTCAGCTACATTCTGTTGAGCTTGAGTAGCAATACTCTGTGTTTCCTGTGACTCAGCGACTCTAATATTATCAGCCACCAGATCAAACTTACCAAGTCCCAGAAGTTCCTCTGTAAGCTCAGCCATCTTCTTACCAGAGATGTGAGTACTAACAGCCGGGTCTGCGTAGATCGCAGAGCTAGCCAGTCCCATCAGATTCTGCATGATCTGTGATTGCCTACTAAAGTGACGAGCACCGATAGGACGAAGCTTACCTTTTTTAGTCAGCTGCTCCGGTCCAATCTTTAGGAACTCTTCTACACCAAAGTCTTGGTCAACTGTCTTTACCAGCTCTACGCTAGTTATATTTTCTCTGGCTGCTGACAACATCTGGTTCAGCAACGGTTCAATAAACATCTCTTCAAAGTGCTGGATCTTCTGTTGGAAGATACGACCAGCAGCATTCTCCAGTGCTTGAACCTCAAAGGCAGTTTTCTCACCCGGTGTACGAATACCCATAGCCTGCCTAGGTGCTCCTGCCAACTCTTCCATGTTCTGCATTAAACGATCCATCTGGAAGTCAGCATTCAAAGCAGTAGCATCTGGTCGGAGTACCTGAACATCTGCATCAATATCTATAAAGATTCGCTCATCCGGTCCCCACTCAAAGTCTTCAGCTTGACCTCGTACTACCACGATGGGATGTGCAATCTGATCGAATACGTCAGCCTTTAAGTTCTCAAGATGATCCAAACGGTACTGCATACCTACTAGATTAGCTAGAGGAGACATTGACCAGAGATTGTCGGGGCGATCACGCCAGCCAACGTGTTCCTTGTTGGAACGTCCAATCCAAGTCTTTATAGGCTCATCGTATACCGTGTACTTACGATCCACTACGATGATACGTCGATTCGTTTTAACTTCACCAGTCTCCGTTGAGAAGGTGTCGCCTTCGTACTCCAGTACTTCAATCATACCGGATGACATATATGAACGCATATTACCGAAACCATCTATAATGATACCTTCGGCTTTATCCATATCGGAGTCTCCGTAGTTTGATAATTCATTACGAAGTCTCATACATTTTTTGACAGCAGTATCTGCCCACTCATAGCCGGGGATATTCTCGGCTGCGTACTTAAGCGTTCCAGCAGAAACCAAGGTCCGAGTAACTTTACCTGAATCTTTGAAGCTGGAAGCTGTCAGATCGAACTGAATGTCGTATGGGCTAATACGCTGAAGCTTCGGTCCTACATAAGTATTGTAGCTCATACCATCAGGATTAGTATGGCTATCGGAAAGATATGTTACCTCACCAAAGGCATTACCTGAGTCTATATAGTCAAGGAGTAACTGTGAAACAGTCTCCTTAAAATCCGACTCACGGATCTTTTGTTTCATATAGGCTTCAATAGTACGAGCCGTATCACGGTCTACACCAGCTTGTGTTTCCGCTTCCCACTTGAACCAGTCGTCGTGAGGAAACAGAGCTGCCATATAGTTAGCGTGTAGATTATCTCGGATCTGACAGATCTTAGGGATTGATGTCTTATTCTTCCACGGCAGTTGCGAATTAGTAGTCTTCGTCGTATCCGTCTGGAAGATATAGTTCCTAAGTTCTTTCGTTTCAGCTCGGATAGTAGCACTGTTGTTACGCCAGTCCGTATATCGCTGAGACACAAACGCAGCGATTTGATCGCCACTGTCCAGAATGTTTCTTATTTCTTGTACTGCTTTTGCAACTCTCGGCATTACATTATTCCTCCGAATCTGCTATGTGTTACCACCTTCCTATCTCTACTACGCAAACGCATATTATTAATTGGAGGTTTCAGGATACCACACACAGATTCTAAGGCATCCTTGATGTCATCGTTTGGCGGATTATACATGATAAGTTCCTGTTCCAAATCTTCACAGTACCCACCCCTATAATGCCAAATTGTATAGTTCTCGTATCTAGGTTTAAGAGTAGCGTGTATACGCTCTTCTTTAGTTCCCATATTTCTAGTTGGTCTATAATCTTCTACTGATAAGCCCAACCCTTCTCTACGAATCTCATCTTTGATGTGCTCAGCAATTACTGCTTGCCCACCAACAACTTCAGCTCTCATCTTCTTAAAGCCCCACTTTACGTGAGCATCCAGAACCATCTGGAAGTAGTCACTAACTTTATTCGTGCGTGTACGTTTAACATCAAGCACGTAGATATAGCCGTCTGAGTCTATGCCTACAACTACTAATGCTGTGTAGTCAGCCGTAGTTTTAAGGCTAAACGCGAAGTCTATAGCAGCGAAGACATTAAGAATCTTACCGTTGTAAAACCAACGTCCATTGTCATACTTGAGATACTTCCGATCATAATGCTGGAACAAACTGGGGTCGATAGCAGCTTCGCCGGGATCATTCGGGTTATTATAGTACTGAGAGTAAAACTGTGTTCTATCTAAATACTTAGCCCGTTTCTGCGACAAGATCTGAGTATTGAAACCAAACCATCGACCATCGCCTCGTTGCATCCTCGGCCAAAGGAACTCGCCT